ATGACTCGGATTACGCAGGTTACACATGGGACGAGGAAAATAAAAAATGGCAATCAATTTAAATACAAAACCAGTTTACTTTTTTCATATTCCAAAAACCAGTGGAAGATATTTTATTGCCAATTCTTTTTTAATAATAGAGAACGAATTAATAGCAAATGATATACAATACACGGATATATTAAAATCATACGGGCATCGATCATTCAATGACATTGATACCAAACCAATGTTAAGTATTACTTTTCTTAGAGAGCCTGTGGCCAGAACTGTAAGCCATTGGTTGCATATCTATAATAATGTATTGTCAGATAATATTGCAGCAGACAAAAAACGCCTGATTGATTTTTTGCACGCAAATCCAACAAAAGCCATAATTGATTACCAAACAAAATACATAGCATACAATGGGCCAAACGAAATCATGGACATGGACGAAGTTGATTTTATCACTGACTTATCCAGCGAAGATTTAACTAGAGTGGCCACTCGATTGTCAAAAGTTGACTTTTTGTTTGACATGAAAAATCAAAGCCATGAATTATCTAGAGGATTCTGTTTAAAATTGTATGATTATTTTCAATTGACACCAAGCGTAGAACTTGATACATTAAACAGATTACGTCCAGTTATTGATAATCCACAATCAAAGATTCTATACAATAGTTTATCTGCTCAAGAAATTCAGGAAATTGCGGACCTAATGCCCAATGATATGAATCTATACAATACTGTATCATTTACCAGTCTTTAAGCTGTTTAAAAATTCTGTGTGATTGACTGCTTTGGACAACATAAAATCTGTTATTCTTTTATAATCAATTGGCGAAGGTTGTATATTTTCGTACCCAGTGATATCAATGTCGTCGGTAAACATTCCCAATCCTGAACAGGTTTGCAAATAACTGTACAATGAAAAATGTCCAATCACGGTGGAACGGTCTATATCAAAATGTCTTAGATTGTTTTCTTTGATAAGCTCAAATTTTTCTACTAGATTTTCTGGCATGGGATAATTTTCAGTAAAATTTCTCCAAAATTCTGTGTCGGTACGCTTGGTACAATAGTGCATATACACATATTCCATTTTTTCTTCATAGTGATTTGACACCAATTTGTTGTATAATCGAATACTGCTGGCCTTGGGTGTTTTTAATTCGTTGATAAAATGTCTAAAGAAATCCAATTGTTGTAGCGAAGACCACAATGACGTTGCTTCTAGTGGTTCAATGAATCCTGTGCTTAGTCCAACTGCTAGACAATTTTTGACCCAAACACGTTCGTATCTACCAGTGTCAAAGATCAAAGACTTTTTAATATCCAAGGGTCTGTTCCAGTATGCAGTTGCTTCTACCAATGCTTGCTCTTCTGTGATTTGATCTGAGTCATAAACATAACCGGATCCTGATCTATGTTGCAATGGTATTTTCAGTATCCATCCTGCATCCATTGCTATACTGCTGGTATATGACTGTATATCTTTGTCGGGGTCTAACCAAAACATAACTGCACGTTTCATTGGCATGTACTTTTTATACGATATCCAAGATTCTTTATATAGTTTACCAATCAACAACCTTGCAAATCCTGTGCAATCAAATACAAAATCGCAAGGCACTGATCTATCACCGTCTAAATTTAGCGCAGTGATGTTTCCTTGTTCATCTTGATCAGGGTGAGTATAAGTTCCTTCGATAACATCAATGCCTTTGTTCTTGCCAAACTTTTCCAAATATGCTGCAAAGTCTCTAGCATCAATCTGTATTGCCCAGCTGGTATTTTGTAAATCTATTTTGTTGGCATAAGCAAGTTTGGTTTGATATAGATATTCTTCAAATGATAATTTGTTTTTAATTAAATTTTTTAAATAAAATTCTCTGCAACCGCTGTCAAATACACCTGGTATTGAAAAATCTACAATATTTTCACTGAATGTATGAAAGTATCGTGTGCCTTTGCCGGCCCAGTTTACAAAGTTATTGCCATTTTTAACGGTGCCGTTGGTATTTCTCAGCAGGTCTATGGGATCTAATCCTATGCTTTTAAAAAATGTAACAGCATGACTTGTGGTTGCCTCGCCTACTCCAATGATGCCTACAGTGGGACTTTGTACTACAGTAACAGAATCATTGGGGAATAGATGTTTGACAAACAGTGCAGTGATCCATCCGGCACTGCCCCCGCCTAATATTGCAAAGTTCATGTAGGTATTTATAGCACAGGTGCTGATTCTATAATAAATAGTAGGTAAATACAATACCCAGACAAGGAATTAAAAATGAGCGATTTATATATTCAAGTGCAAAATAGCACCACGGTGGACCATCCTGTACTGCAACAAAATTTGTTAGATGTTTTTGGATCTATACCAGATTATTATCAACCATTCACTCGTGTACCAAAACCTGACAGCACTGCAATTGGCATATTCCAAAAATTTTTAGAAACATATGACTCGCCCAATTATCAATTGGTTGACGGAGTTTGGCAAGATACTTGGACTGTAGCTGACATGACCGCAGAAGAAAAAGCTAAAAAAATAGCAGATGCACAATCAATTCCCCAGATATTTCCAAGTTGGACGTTCGATGCAGATACCTGCTCCTGGTCAGCACCTGTTGCACGACCCACTGAAGGTGGACCCTATGCGTGGAATGAAGTTACACAAACCTGGGCACTGGCACCCACTACAGATATTCCCGCAGTTGGCGGACCCTACGCTTGGAACCTAAGCGAACAGAGATGGGTTTCTGCACCACAGGACGGCAATACCTATGCCTGGGCAGTGGTCTCACAAACTTGGATTGCCAAACCCACTGACAGCGAAAATTATATTTTTAGTGCATTTAACCAACAGTGGGTCACCACACTTAATCCACCTACTCCGGTTTAATCTTTGACAGGTGGGTCAGCAGTGATAATAGCAGTTGATGTTTTTTTATCAATGGTCATGTAACCTTTGCAGCAGAAGTTCCAATCATCATTGCCTTGACCATCGCCAGTGGTCTCGTCGTAACAGGGCACCGACACTTGAAAGTGTTTGAACAAGTACTCTTCTCCATTTTCAAACACACGCCAAACATGATTTTTAGTACCACGCCCGGGTTGTCCTCTACTTTTATTAAATCTGATATGATACTTGTTCATTTAGCCAGTCACTGCCGGTGTATCTGGTGTAATAGTAACAGTCTTGTAACTTACTCCTAAACTAAAATGTATAAACTTCATGGGTTTGTTTGCTGCATTTCTAGTGAAACTGTGTGGTAGCCAACTGTTGGTAAAAAAGAAATCTCCAGCAGTTGGTTGATAATTGATCTCATTGCTGGCCAAGGTGGCCATTGATGGATTTTGTTCTAACAGACTGCTGTGATATTTGGCAGCTTTTGGGTCCTGGAACACTGGCCTACAACTGTCTTTGGGAACATCTAAAAAGTAAAAACCTGTTATATATGCTCCGGGATGTGTATGGGTATCGTGCCCAGAATATTTGTGATGTTCTTGCCCAAAACAATCAAAGAAATGTGTAGTGTACCGTTCCATTGCATATCCCTGACTATTTAGAATTTCCCAAGTAGTTTGTGCAATATAATTGGTGAACTCTTCTAACTTTGGTTCTCCGGCCAAATCTCTGGTCATTATGGTAGGATAAACACCTTTTAAGAAGTCAGGAACTTCTTTTTTACGTTCGGCAATGGCACGTTTGAATATGGGATTTATAATATCTAGATATTTTTCGTCATGGCTTCTGTATACACCGCAGGCAAATAACATTTCTACAGAAATGTCAGTGGCAGATTTTTTTACAGTTTCTGGGGGTATTTCACATTGTTCTTCATCGTCGGATACAATCACGGTGGCCATACATACTCCTTAAATAGTTCAGCAATTGTACTTATTTTGACCAAAGAAGTCAATTAAATAAGATATCCAATAAATATAGTATAATTGGGGAAAACCATAATGCAAACATTAAGACCGATATATCGCAACACATACGCTGGTGAAAACGTAGTTACAACTCTAACACTTGAGGGTGGTAATTGGCACCCCGAAACAGAATACATAGCCAACAGTGTGTTTAATACATTTACAACCAATCAAAGTATTGTATTTGGCAATGGCTCCAGCAGATTAGAGTTTGATTTAACACATATTACCAATCACAAAGCGGGTTTTGGTGGTACCGACAGACTACAAACTTATGGTTGTAATGCACTCTACAGAGATTTTACGCCAGACTTTTTAGTTGCAGTGGGCAGTGATATTGTTAAAGAAATTGCAGAATCTGGATACTGTGACAATCATATTGTTTACGCCAACGGACAACATCTATTAGATTATCCAGGAAAGTTTTATCTAGTTCCACAAAATTTAGCATATGATGCCGGTGCACTGGCAGTTTATATGGCCTGTTTTGACGGACATAAAAAAATATTCTTAATGGGATTTGATCATTATCATATTAATCCAGGGCAATTGAACGAAGTTGTAAACAATGTTTACAAAAATACCAACGGATACTTGAATACAGATGATCGTCAAAACCATGTTTTTTGGCAAAAGTCATTGTTTCAAGTGATGACAACATACGAAGATGTTGAATTTATTCGAGTCATGCCTACCCCAAATTGGGTGTGTGCATCAGAATATATCAGTTTGCCAAACTTTAGACAAATTGATATGAATACATTTATCACTGAAGCTGATATTGGTTAACCAAGTATTGCTTCCAGGGTTTTAATTTTCTTTTTGATCATATCAAAATTAAAACTGCGCCACAGTCCAGGATGTAAAGGTCTTGGATGATCATCCAAGTTTACCCAACAATATCCTCGGTGCTCGTTGTTCAGCACTGGTACAAATTCTTCATCTACACTGACAAGAAATGTATAGTAAACAAATCGACGATTGTCTGCAGTGAATGTTTCCAATGGAATAAATTTCTTTGCAGAATAATCCACTCCAATTTCTTCTTGGGTTTCTCTTATCAGTCCTTGTATTACTGTTTCGCCAGGTTCAATTTTTCCGCCCACAATACCCCAAGACCCAGCGTGTTTACTTTTGTTTCTTAACAGAAACAAATAACGGTTGGTACTACGAGCAAAAATTAAGGCACCAACACCTTCATTGTATTCTGTGGCCATGAGTTAAAGTACCAAACTCCAGTTGCCTGCAGCATATAAACCTTCGTAGCTTTTGGCCCAAGTTGAACCAGTCCATTGATATTGAACAGTAGTAGTGAGATTTGACACATATTGCACATTGGGTTCGCGTTGGCTATCAAAAACCACAGTCCAATAGTTGCCGTTCCATTCAATGATGTCGTTGGCATTGGCAATCAAATTGGTACCTGGACTGCCAGCCCACGCCACTGCAGACTCACTGTCTGCAGAACCAATTGGATTCAATATGAGATATCTAGTACCAGCACTGGGCGATAGTATTGTGCTGTTTACAACTACTGTAAACGGATCAATGATGGCATTTACTGGCAACACTGTGTTGGCAGGTAATGTGTTTACAAAAGGAGTAATCAGCAATTGTGTGGGATCCATGGGATTGAATGCAACTGTACCTGCTATTTCGTGTGTGCTGTCAGTATAGGGAAAGGTTAAACGCACTTGACTGACACCATTGGTCAATTTACCATAATCCTGCAGCAAATCTGCCCAGCGTTGTTTGACTCCGTACACAGTTCCTTCTGTGTCGTTGACATTGTCTGCGTACAAAGTTAATGTATTGCCGGCGTAGTATACTGCTGAATTTAGTATAGTAAATCTTTGCCTAGTGGCCGGCCCGTTGTTGTAGTTGTTGATATCAACTGCACCAGATTCGTCATAAATGCTGGCAATAATTTGAGTGATAACACCACCGCGTTTTACTTTGGCTGGCAAACTTAACCAAATTGGCAATTCAAAACTCAGTGTGGCTATGTCAATGGTGGTATCGTCGCTGCTCATTGGCACACTTCTATTGGTGTAAGCAACATCGGTCAGCAATACCACACTTAAACTGGTCCAATCTACATAGTTGTCGGTGCTTTGAATTTCTAATCCAGGATTAAACAATGGAGCAATCTGTTCAATCAATTGATGTTTTTGCTCAGTGTTGCTGGTCCAAATATCCACTTTCATTGACAGTTTATAAGGAGCCGGCATTAGACGTTCAACCGTAAGAACTCCGTCTTGAGTATTTTGATAACTCTGTGTGGTTTCGTTAAACACACGTTCTCTAACACTGATTACGCCTTCGTAGTAGGGATTTTGCAAACGATCTCGATCATAGGTCAATCCGCTGATATACGTGGCCATGGCAGGTACTGCACTCAGAGTGTTTTCGCTGTTGTTTTTCAATATCATTGCTGCCTGACGGCTTACATCGCCATAATAAACTGGAACAGTTTGTAATGCACGTATCCCATTGGCATCATTTCCAAATTCAACTTGGAAATTTGACAACATACGTATGAACTGTGTGACAAATCGTCTGATTTGTTTATCATATGCAAATTGCACTACTGCGGCCATTGTGTTCTTTCTTTAATTATCAGCTTTTGGAGTCAATACTCGACTCAATGACTGTCGTTCATTGTGTACTTTTCCTTGACTGTCAGTGTAGGTATTTGTGTTATTTACATATCCGCTGCGTTGAGTTAAATTATTATTGGCGCCCGGAGTTAAATTTGTACGCACTGAGTCTTCTATTGCAAGCCAGAATTTGCCATTGTATCTGAATAGTCTGTTTGGCAAATAATCCAAGCGCAAAAAGTAATCACCTTCGTTGGGTGTCAGGGGAAACGCAACGCCTGCGGCAGTGGTCAGTCCGTTTGGAGCCTGGCCGTCGCCGGTCAAGTAGCCTTTTATTTTATAATCAGGACTAGCAACTCCTTGATCAGCAGTTATATTGGTGTTGTCTGCAGCAATATCTACAGAATCTGCAGTTTCTAAAGTGGCTGGTGCGCCGGTTTCATCTGCAGATGGTAATTCATAAAATGCATTGGTATCGTATCCTGACTTGGGAACATCCAATTCGGCCTGAGTAATAATAGATTCATTGATATTAAGATACTTGTCATAGGTTGATAATATCTGTCCCACCGGTGTAGTGGTACTTGGCCCAGCTGCAATGGTATTGAGAATGTCTTTGTATTCTTGACTGTCCACCAGAGGATTGAGTTTAACACGCCATAGATGAGGCCACCAAGTTGGAGAGAAACCTTCTGCTGCAAAACTGGCATCGCCCACTACATAATATCGTTTAAGTGCTGCCGGTATATCTTGATCCAATGAGTCAAAATCTTTTAAGTGTTGTAACTCTAGCACATCTCCGGCAAGTAGTTTTCGACCAATCAAATCAACCATGTCACGTAAATGGAATACCATAAAGATAGTTCCAGTTTGTAAAAATAAACCAAATTGACTTAGATCAAAATCTTGATCAGCACGTTGATATATGCCACGCATGGTATACACATTTGGATCATATTTGCGGTCACGATTTTCAGTCCACAACAAGTCTTGAATATTACGTTCGCTTTGATTGGTGTAACTGGGTTGGCTAGCATCACTGCTAAATCCAATGGTAGCTCCGGTGCGGATAGTATTGGAAGGAACAATGCTCAACGTTATAGTTGTTGTGTTTTTTGTTGCAACAGTTGCACCAGCCGGAATTCCGGTGCCGTACACAAAATCACCAACATTGACACCGGAGGTATTGGCAAACACCAATGGGTCAGTGACCAGTGTCTGACCAGCACTGGTCAACAACTGGGTACCTTGAGCAATTGGCCCCAAATACTTGTTTAGCAGTACACCGGTGCCACCAATGGTAAACATTTCGGACATACGGCGATCCATGAATTTGTAATCATTTGAATGGGTACCGTTTTTCCATAAACTCAATCGAGCCATAATTATTCCTGTATTACTAATATTTATGGGTTTGACAAGTTTGATGTTTTGTAGTATAATTAATGTTATGCACAACCAAGAACTACACCGCAGATTAGAAGATGCTCGTAGTGTTGCTTTTAAACTACAAGACAATAACCTTGTCAAAATGTGGGGTAATTGTGCACAATTGTGGAATAAATTGGACAATGAATTTGTACAATGCAGGCGCTATCAAAAGATAACCCCAAAGTACACAGAAATTGCTGAAAATCTAGACAAAAGTCTTGTTGTTTTAGAGCAACAATTGACATTTGGCAGTTTGCTCAAAATGTAGTATAATAATGGTATTGTTTAGCTAAGGAGCACATATGGCAGTAGTTGCAGGAATTAAAATCAAAACAAAAGTTGCCAAGCCACGCGG